CACAACCATAATCTTTAAGTAGATCATTAAATGGTTTAAATTGAATCAGTGCTAAAGATAGATGTTCAACAGTAACATACTTATGATGTAACTGTTTTGCTAACTTAACAGCATTATCAACTATTTGTTCAATTTCTGGATTATTCTGCATTTTATTCCTTGCTTTTTATTTTGCGTATTTATCGACCTAATTTTTGCCTTAATGTTTGTATAATATCATCGGATATATCTTCAGGCATAACTGTGTTAAGTTTAACATAAAGATCACCCTGCTGTCTATCGTTTTGAATGCCTTGTCCTTTCAAACGCAGTCTAGCATTTGGTCTTGTTTTAGGCGGTACTCTGACCATTAGTTCATCGCCGTCTATGTGTCTAACTGGCACATGTGTTCCTAAGATCAAGTCCCAAAAGTCTACATCAACCACAGTCTGTAGATCTATTTTGCTGATACGCTGAAAACGTTTGTGTGGGTGTACTCTAAATATAATATTTAGATCTTGTCCGCCCGGTGCTAATTTTGGATATCTTATAGTACTACCATCCATAACGCCCTTGGGTATTTGTATTTTAACAGCGTCTACATTGTTCCTAGACTGTACACTGACTAAACGTTCACCACCATGATAAACATCTTCTAGTGATATCCATAAACTCATTTGTACTACTGTTTGGCGAGGTTGTCTAGGATCGCCTCTATGGAAATTAAAGAACTCACTAAAGATGTCTTCCATATTATCGCCACTGCGCCATTGGAATCCACCTGGCGAAGTATGATAATCTCCTGCGAACTTATCAGGATTAGTTATACGTTCGTACGCTTCACTTACTTCTTTAAATTTAGTCTCATCACCACCTCGGTCAGGATGGTGCTTCATAGCCTGTTTCTTATAGGCTTTTTTAATTTCAGCGTCGCTGGCGTCTCTGCTAACGCCTAATACTTCATACGGATTCATACTTTACAGTATATAAGAAAAAAGGTAGATAGTCAATACCTACCTTTTATTTTGGATTACTTTTTAAGACCAAGTAACTTGAGAATACCACGGATAGTTTTAACAACCATTTTGTCCCATAGCATCTGTTTCATTGAGAATTTTTTCATGCCCATTATAATACACACCCTGCGGCAATAATAATGTTATCTAACATTTCGTTTGCCTTAGAACGAACTGCTAGGTCATCAGCGGCATCACTAATTGCTTTTGAGTGTTTTAAGTCACCCATAAGTTCTTTGTATTCGTCCTCTGATATTTCCTTGTTTTCAAACATAGCAGTGTAGTTCTCTGCTTCTTTAGCCCAGTCTGCTAGTTCTGTGTGGTTGTTACCTACCCACTCTTGTAATTCTTTCATTGCGTCCATTGTTCTCTTCTCCTTTGCTAATTCTTTTAGAACAGTAAATCCACTTTCAAAAAAGTTTGCCATTATCTAGGTTTAGCACCTACTACGTTTGTGATAATGGTTGCGTTCTTTTCAATAAGTCCAAATTTAGAAGTACAATAACCCATACTAACTTCTTTCTTATCAATGTTGTAACGATTGTCTAAGCCCCTAACAATTTCTAATAGTTCGCTTGACATTGTTATAGTTTCTTCGTTGTTTGGTATTGACTCTGAATAGTTTTTAAGTGCTAGACTGTCACCCCATAGTTTTGATACTTCAGCATTTACTTCTGGTGTGCCACACTTACGAGCACCTAGGTTAGCCTGTGTTCTAACTTGAACTGCTAACAGGTATTCGTTGTTGTCAAAACGAGCCATGTCAAAGTAGTCAATGACTCCATTAATTGTAGCACAGCCTGACATTGTCATAACTGCTAGAAATAATACTAATAGTCTTTTCATTCTTCGTCTCCTAGCATACAGATTGGAATAGGTTCCATCTTGTGTCTTGCTTTCTTTTGTATTGCTAAAAATTTAATTAAGTTTTGTTTCTTCTTACCGTCTGGGGGTGTCTCTCCGGATTCAGCATACTTCATGGCCTCTTCTAACTCTGGATATGTCATACCTAGTTGATCTTCATCATTACGTGCATCGTCCCATAACCCATCTGTAGGCTCCGCATTGATAATGTCTTCACTGACACCTAACTCTCTACCCATGTCCCATACTTCTGTTTTTAAACAGTCAGCAATAGGACTAATGTCAACACCACCATCACCGTACTTGGTATAAAAGCCTACACCAAAGTCTTCTACTCGATTACCTGTGCCTACAACAATACCATTCTTTTCTGATGCCATTTGATATAAAGTTAACATACGTAAACGACTACGACTGTTAGCAAGTCCTAGTCCATTGTCTGTTGTCCATAACTTCTCAAATGTTTCAAATGTTTCTGTTAGGTCAATAGTTTCCCAATGTACATTAGGAAAACGTTCTATTAACTTAATACAGTGATCAATCGAACGATCATGTTGATCTTGTCGCTGTCTGATAGGCATTGATAATACATAAGTTTGTATACCAGTCATTGCACATAAGGTGCTAACCACTGCTGAATCAATACCACCACTTACTCCTACTACCAAACTTTCTATCTTGTGTTTATCAGCATAGTCTTTGATCCATAACGAGATCTTTTCTATTCTGTCTTTGGTGTTCATTTATTCAAGGTCTTTAATAATTGTTTAATAAGTTTATCTTTTGCGAGTCTGCGATCTAGTTCAATGCCATGATCACGACCAATCTTTTCTAGTGCTACTTTTGTTTTACGTTCTAAATCTGCTTTAGTCCATACTACTTTCTTAGGACCAAAGATGTTAGATAAAAATTTTCCAAACATCTAGTTACCCTCCGTAGTGTCTTTGTGTAAGCGTCTGTTAGTTTCATACCAACGTTGCCATTGTAAATACTTCATCTGTAGTTCACGATGTTTGCCATAGTTCACTGTTGAATTTTCTAATAGATCACTCATTTCTTTAGCATCTTCTGGCAAAGGTTCTAGTTTTTCTGGTTCTAGTAATATAGGCTCTGGTGCTTGTGGAAAGTTCATTGTAACAGGAACAGTGGTTGAAGCACAGCCTGTTAACACAAGAACAACTGCTAATATCACTAATAGTATACCCCATTCTTCTTTGTTCATTACTTGACCTCCATACCTCTATTATACAATATAATCATTTCTGGAGTCAACTCACAGTTAGCATTTAT